TCCAAGACGCCCTCCTCTGGGTGGGTGTAGGTCCATGCAACAATGTACATTGAGCTGTCTCCTTGTGAAAAGCCCGTAGGCTGGTGGTGGTTGTACGTTATCAACAAGAGGGAGGGGGTGTCAAGCGGTATGTTGTGACACCTGTTGACATAGAGTTGTTGTGACACTACGTTGTGGGTGTGACATCAAGGAGGACCAGAATGATCACTCTCGAAAAGAATGTGCCCATGCCAAAAAGCGATGGGCTTCCCCGCCAACTCTACTCGTTCTTCGATGAGATGGAGGTGGGAGATAGCTTCGTGTTTGAGGGGACCGCAAAAGAATTGAAGGCGTTTCGAAACGCTCTCCGTACCCGCAACTGGAGGAACAAAGGAGAACGACGGTTCGAATGGCGATGGGTCGGGGACGACGTGATGCGGGTCTGGAGGACCGCATAAAGATACTTGGTACTTGAACCTCGGACCTTGGACCTGTATAAAATAGGGGCTCAACAGCACCTGCCTTCAACTGATTCGTGCCACGACAAAGAGTTCGTGTCAGCCCCGTGACAACCCATTGTCACGGGCTTTTTCTTTTGTTTGCAGTGGGTTAGGTCCCAGAAACCTGAGTTTCCCTATAGGGGTTCTCCAGATGAGTTTGGATTTTTTGCGTTGGAATTTCAAAAATGGCGGTACGGTTGTCACGGATACGAAAAAGTGCTGTTTCTGTCAACAAGATCAATACCTTAACTCGTGACAAACCTCGTGCCACACACGTAAAGGATTGTCACGAGTTGAACGGATCATCTTTTAGTTGTGTGTACGAGTTGAGTTGTCTGGCCGCCCGCGCGCGACTTTTTGATTTTCTCTGGAGGTAATTCACCTGGAGAACCCCTATAGGGAAACTCGCTTGAAGGGTGGGCCTCGCCTGTTGTATGTTTCGAACAACAACATCTTGGAGGACAGGATGCCGTACAACAAGAACAAGCCAGACTACTGGGACAAGACCGAGGAGAACTGGGTGGAGAACGAAGAGTATCCGGACGGTGTGTACCTCAGGGCCAACGGGAGACCCGACCCCCGCAAGGGTCGTCTGTCCAATCGGCAAGAGACTTTCGCAAACCTGATCGCCGAGGGAATCTATTCTGGTGCCGAGTGTGCCCGGCGCGCGGGCTTCTCTCAGGTTGTCGCTGCGGAGTATTCCAAGAAGCTTCTTAATGGCCGAGACTTCCCGCATGTGGTCGAGCGTATCCAAGAGCTGCGCGAGGAGCGGCAGCGCCGCTATGGTGTGACCGCCATCGGACAGTTGGAGCGGCTTGCCAAGCTCTCTTCGGGTGCGGAGAAAGCGGGTCAATTCTCCGCAGCAATCAACGCCGAGAAGATCAGGTCCGCGCTGGGCGGGCTGACGATTGACCGCCGCGAGAACATCAACACGATGGACCAGCTCTCGCGTGACGAGATCACCGCGCGCCTCATGGCGTTGCAGCAACAGTATCCGCAGGCTTTCCAACTGGATGCCCAGCCCATCAAGGATGTGACGCCCCATGAGCAAGGGACCCGAAGCGAACTTCTGGAACTCAATGCGGGCAAGCCGCCCCAAAGACGCCCTCGTGATGAGGATTGAAAACAGGGCGGGCGGGGGCATACCCGACGTGCATGTATTGTGGAAAGCTTTACCCTTCTGGGTAGAGCTGAAGGTGCTCAAAAATTCCGGGGTAAATCTTTCCCCGCATCAAGTTGCTTGGCATACAGCATATTGGGCGCGCGGAGGCCTCTCGTTTTTCTTGGTAAAGTCCCCTGCTTCGGGTTACATCCATTTATTTGAGGGCTCGGAAGCTGTTGATTTAGCTACGAAACCCATGACCGAGGTCCGAGGATCGATGTTCAGGGGTATTGATGATGTGTGGGATGCCCTGCGGGCTGCGAGTGTGGATCATTACTCTGCGGCCCTGCGCCCTGACATGTGATCACAGACCCTGCGGCCCTGCGCCTTTGCTCTGGGCATGTGATCACGAGGCCCCAGGGCCCTGCGGCCCTGCGCCTTTGTTGTGATCACATATGTCCGAGGAGGTAGGATAGGGGGCCTCGGCCCCCTGCCCTTAGTGCTCCACGATTGCGATGGACTTGGCAGCGGTGCCGCCTTTGCAAAGCTTGCATGCGGTGCATTGCACGCGCTGGCCCGCCTCTTTTGATGCCGGGCAGAGGGCTTCGTGCGCTTTGTCGAGGTGCTCGATCCCGGTTATCACGCGGAACGTGCGACGGCCCGCGCGCCAATGCGCCCAAGCTTGCGCGTATGTGTCGGCGGATTGCATGGCAATGTCGGGACGCCAACCGGACTGATGGCTATAGGCTGTCCACGTGGTGGCTTCGCTTAGCAGCTCATCCCAAACTTGCGACGGTACCGCGCCCGGATCCCCGTACGTGCCAACGCGAACAAAGCGCCCGCGTCCCATGTCGCGCGCGGCTCCGGCTTGGTACACCCCGCGCAGGAAAGCTTTGTAAACTATCAGCACACCTTGGCCCAAGTTGACATAGCAGCGACGGCCCTTTGCTTGCTTGCGCTCCGGATCCGATGTCGGGGTGCCGCGCATGACGCAATCCCCGCAGATGGAATAATCTTCGCCCGTCTTAGAGGCTTCCAGCGGATTGATATCGGCCCGGAGTATGTAAGTCTGAACGACGCGGCCCGTCTTAGAGTTGCGGTTTGAATAGGTCGCGATGACCACGATAGGCTTACCATCCAAGAGGCTCGGCCCGTTGTATATGATAGCGTGTTGCATGTTGTCCTCATGTTAAAGGGCAAGAGTGCCCGCGTGTATTGTCTCACATCCACAAGTAAAGCACAAGCGGCAATTTTCCTGCGGCCCTGCGGCCCTGCGCCTCTGTTTCTCTTTTATATATCAACGGCCCTGCGCCCGCGCAGAAAAAGGCCACGCCCGAGGGCGTGGCAGGTGGAGACGTCGGGCGGTCCGACGTCCCTGGCGTTAGATTAAAGGCGCGTCCAGCTCCGGATCGGCGCATCACGGTCAAGGTGCTCGGCTCGGATCAATGGCGTCTCGCCTTTGACCGCCTGATAGGCCAGAAGAAACGTGGCCATGTCGCAATCCTCTTCAAGCGCCAGCGTGTCGCCCTTGCGATAGCTATACCGCGTGAAGGATCCCGGATCGAGGTTCACCTCTGCGAGCTGCGCGACGGTCACAAGCAGCCACCCATGGCCGGGATCGGTGATGTAATGCAGGTGCATTGTCTGTCCTTTCTTTCTGGTTAACGTGCCTGGTGCACGGGATGCCCGCCCCTTGCGGGGCGGGTCACCGGTGCATCACGCGCTTGCCGTCTGCCACAGATAATCTTGGACCGTCGGCACCTTGTGTCCGTGCGCGATGAACCCGGTATCTTGCATCAACTCAAGCCACGCGGGTTCGGCGGCCACGAGGCGGCCATACCGTATCACCTCGGCGCGGTATGTGTCGCCGCCTTCAAATTCGCCAAAGGTCATGGGCGACTTGGCCCATACGAACCAGCGCGCATAGGCATCTGTGGCCTCGTTCTTGGGCGTCTTATAGGTTTTGCATACGTGCCAGATCATATCGCCTGCGCGATAGATTGCATAAGGCTGCGTGACCGGGCGGGACTTTGCGAAGGGGTTAGCCATTGTTCTGTTCTCCTTGTTAAGATGCATAAGGTGCATGCCCCGATCATACATCACGCATGACCGGGGCACAAGTCTGTTAGTCAATCCACGTGAAGCGGTTCTTATAGTGGCCTTTCACGACATGCTCGTCGGTCCAGACTTGCTTGAATTCAGCAATGCCATCCTGCACCGCGACTTCGCGATACGCCGTGATGCGGATCTCAATGGCCTTCTTGAACCGGGCCAGAGCTTCCAGCTCCGCGCGTGCAACGTCCTTGGACGTGCCATTGACGCGGGCGTCAAAGGCCTCTGCCGCTTGGAATGCATTGAGCAATTGGTTGATGGTCGCCATGTTCTTAACTCCTTGTTAAATGGCAGGACCGCCCTGCCATATCCAAGATATGGTCATAGGTTTTGTTGATTGTCAACATGCCACGCACAAGGAAACTCGCCCCAGGAACAGCCTTGCCACTATCTTTCGATACCTTTGCCGCCCCGCCCCACCCCGCCTTTCGGGGTAACCCCGCGCCTTCGCCTTCGCCAACGCGCGCCACGACGACCCCCCACCCCCCTTTTTGGCCCCGGCTTCTCCAGGCGCGGGCCTATGTAGT